GAACTACTATTAATTGTCAATAGTCTTTCTCTTAATACTGTTTCCCAACTTAAAGTTACGGAATTTTTCTGATATTTCAAAATATTTTGGAACTTATTTTCACCCGCATCCTTACCATTTTCTAACTTAATGGTTTTCACCGACTTTACATATGATTTAATTTTATCATATAATACTAAAGAATCCTCCTGTGCATCGTTATCTAAACAAATATACACCTCTGGATTAGTGTTTTTTAGAGCTCCCATTAGAGTTTTTTGAACGAATTTACCCAATAATGGAATAGCATTTCTTTTTAGAGCAATTGCATCAAATACACCCTCACATAAAATAATAGGTTGTTTCCAATCAATTTGATTACCAAAAACTATAACATCCTTAGATACAGGTGGATTCTTATATTTTTGTTTCTCATCAGGAAAAATACTTCTTGCTATAAAATAATTCAATTGATTTTTACTATCATATGAAGGAATAATAACTCTACCAGCATATAACCCTTTTTGACAAAATCCAATATTGTATCTAATAATATGTTTTTTTGTTATACCTCTGTCTTTAAGATATTTTATAGCATGTCCTTCAATTGGATTTTTCTTATCAATTCTTAATTCTAATGCAGATTTAAATTCTTCAGGTAAAAATAATTGAGATGTATTTTCTACTTCATCTTCTTCTATTTCTTTATTAATCTGATCTAATAATTCTTTAATAGAACCACTCCAATCCTCTGTTAATTTTTTTCTAACTTCATCACTAATACCACATTTACTATATAAATCAGTCAGGTCTACTTCACTAATTCCGATTCTCTTTCCTAAATACATAAGATTACCACCGGCGTTACAAGTCCAACAATGAAACTTATAAGTTTTATCGTTTATTTGTAGCTTTGGTTTGTGATGATGACAGAAAGGACAATGATATGCATGCTCATTTTTCTTTAGAGCTTTACTTGGTCCGATGTACTTATCAAATAGTTGTATTATCTCCATATATCAAATATACGGAAAATAGTTGAAATTACCAAATTATTCGGAGAACCATTCGTCTGGTATCACCTTATCGGCATATTTAAACCCATTCTTCTCACACCAATCTGCGTAAGTTGTTTTGGATTTTTTGTTGATTTTGTTCTTTGAATTGGTAAATACGAAACGAATATCTAATGTAGGATTCTGTTCCTTAACCAATAGGTGTTTCTTTCTATCGGCTAATACAAATCTACCTTTCGTTTCTACCCTAATATTATTGGGTAATTTAAAATCTGGACTATATGTGTGAGGTGAGGATGGTATAATATAATTAATCTTTTCAGTTTCATATTCTACCTTAATACCCATCGATTCGATTTGTTGGGAAACCGTATCTTCTAATCCACTTTTATAACCATTCTTCTTTGCTACCCAACCACTTTTTTTCGTAACTTTTTTCTTTGTCATTTATTTACGTTCTGTTATAGTACCATATTTCTTAGCAGGACTATATGCAATATTTGTATTTAATGGTTTAAATGCAACAGCTGTTGTTACCGTTTTATTATCTACCATTGTAAATTCAGTATCCTTAAGACCATTTTTCTTTACATTAGCAGTAAATCCTGTTGCTGCATTTACACCACCTTTAATTGTACCTTGTTCAGGCCATGTTCCTTTTACAAAATCAGTAGTTTTTGGTTTATCACCACCTGCTTCTTTTGCATCAGAGTATCCTGGTAGAGTTGATCCACCAAATCCTTTATTACCATTGTATGTATCTAAAATACTAGCTTTGTTTGTTACGCCGTTGATTGCCATATTAAAATCCTTTTATTTAATATAAATATATGTTAAGTATCAATTCGTACTAAAAAATTTACAGGAAGGTCTGGCATTGATTTTACAGGTGTTGCAAGTTTAGCAACTGCCACCATATCCATATTATTATCATATAAACCAATAGTGGTAATATAAGGTGCTAAATAAGAACCAGTTGGATCTATCGATGAACTATATTCGTATACACCAAATTCCGATTTTTGGTATTTATCACTATTTCTCCACTTTCTCACACCTTCAAATGTAGTATTTATTGAACCCGTTTCTATATTGGTTTCTGTATAAGAGGATGGGTTTGTAGAAGTATTAAATTCATCTTCACCTACTACTAATAAAAATTCATTTTCATAAATAGTAATTGTAGATTTATAAAAACCATCAAAATTACTTCCACTAAATGCATTTTCTCTTAACCCACCTATTTCTGTTTCTTTAGTTAATGTTATTATACCATGTGAATAAAAAACATTTCCTACATTTGGTATAATTAAATCATCTAATGATGTAATTAATCCATTAAATGTAAGTATTCTATTTTCAACATCAACTATCAAATTAGTAAACGGTAAATTTCCTTCATTCTCAAAATAAATAATACCTGTATTTAAATCAATACTATATTCGGATTCAATAGCCCATAAATTTAATGTAAAAGAAGTTCCGTTTACATCCAAAAATATGATTTTTTCTTCTTCTATATTAAATTCTAATAATTCATAAGAATTTCCATTTGATTTTAAATTACCAAATCCATCATCTGCAATTGTTTCATTCGTAGTTTCTAAAAATAATTCTAATGATTTTTTCTTTATACCTTCCCCATATTTTACCTGTGGTATTTTTACTACTAATGTCCTATCATTTAATAATCTTTGTTTTGAGTTATCATTTGTAGTGTATATTGGTTTGAAATCACCATAAGATAAAAATGGATTTAATGCGTTATCACCATTATAATACATTGTTTTCAATTGATGATATAACCCATTCTCAGATAATTCAATATCAGTAAGATTTGAACTACTACTATTATGATTAATAGCTACACTTGATGATACAACATCTGAACTAAGTGAAAATGTTTTATATACCTTAAAAGGTCTTAAATTAATATCTGATTTTGGAATTTGTTTTAACATATCTTAATATAAATATCTTATTAAACAAAAACCCAACCTTTTTAGGATTGGGTTTGTTTTATATCTATTTGTTAGAATTAGAAATCTAATTTAACTTTTAATAATAATTCTTTACTAAATGATTTAGCGATAGGTCTAGATGTTTTAGCTACTGCTACCATCTCATTTGCATCATTGTATAAACCAACCGTAGTAATGAATGTCATAGGATCTGCTTGGAATGTAGGTTCTGTAATTGAGCCAGTTGCATCTACATAAGTAGGGTTATTTGAAAAGTTAAACTCTCTATTGTTAACTCTTACAAAGTAGTGTGCTGTTGATACATTTTCAATTCTACGAGCTTGGAAATCTTTACCCTTCTTAATTGCGTTAAATATGTTTTGGTGTTTAAATTCATATGAAGTTGTAGTAGTTGCACCTGCTAATTCACCACCAATACTAGCACTTAATGCGGTTGGGTTTAATATAAAGATACCATAATCAGGATAGAATTTACCAAAACCTTGTCCATTAGATGCTGTATATGTTGAAATAATAGCTGCATCATTTGTACCTAAATTCAATGTACCACTTACGATATTATATTCATTAGTACCAGCATTAGTTAAATTAAATTTTTCACCACTATTATCTATTAATTTAATAGAACCCAATGAACCACTCAATACTAATTCCCAGTTACCTGGATCAATTCTTTCTCTATAATTTGCTCTACTAACATTAATTGCATAAAAGTCATTAGATGAATATCCATCAGGTGTATCACCACTATAAAAACGGAATTTTGGTTCATCAGTATCTGTCAATAATGATCTATATTGGAAATATGTTGCTTTTGTAGGCAATGTTCCATTATCATCTAAATCTAAAGTTTGTGCACCCGCACCACTAATATGACCGTAAGCTACTGCAAATTCAGGAGTTGTAGAACCTGTGATATATACATTATAGTAATATTCATCAGTTGCAGAACCACTCTGACCAGCTGCTGATGCATCTGAACCAGTTACTAATTCTACACCTGTTCCACCAATACTACCACTACCATTACTCCATAGACCAGTTGTTACGATTTCGTTTTTAGCTGGTACAATATCAGTTGTGTTAAATGTTTTATACACAGAATTTGTAGTAACACCTGTTTCCATTACTAACTTTTCACCTGTTGTAAGGTAGTTGTTAATAATAGATGCTATTTGTGTTGTATCTAAAACTCCATTAGCATTTTGTCTTTGTTGATTAAGATAATTTGCTAAGTCGTTAGTAAGTTGTGTTCCTGTGTTTGAACCTAATGTTGCCATATTCGTTTATTATTATTTTATGATGCTACATATGTAACTGTTACAGGTATAGTAATACTACCACCAGTTTCATTACCAAATATAGTCAATGTTGTTGTTAATGTTGAAGTTAATGAACTATTAGGAATAAATGAGAATGTCATTCCTTTTACTACTTCTGCAGTTGCTGTAACACTATTGTAAATGTAGTTGAAGTTGTAGTTATATTTGCTAAACCTTCACCAACAATAGTACCTGCATTTTTATTACCCAATACTGCTGTATAACCACCATTTCTATTTCCTGCAGGAGATGTAGAAGGGTTTATAGGGAAAGTACCACCAGTTGTTTTAGCTGAAATAGCTGATACATTGATAGAAACTACCGGTAATTTTGTTGTACCTTTTGGTAATGTTACTAATTTGTATTTCAACGCCTGAGTTTCATCAGGTGAAGCTTCTAAAATAGGAGTTGCAATAATTGCCTTATCATAAAATGCAGAACCCTTTGGATGAGCTGTATCATATAAATTGTAATCAATCTCATCATCACCCAATGCAAATTGTGTAATGTTTAATGGTTGACCTGCTGCTAATTTTTCTCTACCTTTTTTGGTAAGAATTGCATCTACTGTAATTGTTGTGTTATCTAAGTATGCCATAGTTTGTTTATTATTCTTTTATAAATATATAAAATATTTTTTCTTTACATTATTTTTATTCAACTTCTAAAATTGGTTCACTATTACTTCTACCTTGTGGTGAAATTCGTAATGTAGTAGGATTACTTACAAATGTTTCAACTGGTGATTTTCCATCAACCGTAGTAAACGAACCGGTTGTACCATCATCTTTTTCATATGATGTATTTTTAGATCCTTTATAAAACGAATTTTGTAAACCTAAATGTTTATCACCTGTAACTGAATAGTGTGTTCGTAAATAACCACTTGCTGTAACGGCTGAAATAATATCTCCACCAATTACACTTGCACTTTGATGCAAATCTTGAACAATTAATTCTTTATCGTAAGATGATGTAACATATGTAAATTCATATCCACTTGCATCAAAATCAGTTGAAATTATACTACGTTTTTTTGTAACTATAAATGCTCTTATACCTTTTGATTTAAAACTACCATTTTCTTCATATATGTATTTACCATACCCATTTGAAAAATAAGTACCATATCCATAGTTTTCAAAATTATCTATACCAACTACTTGTCCTGAACGAAGTAAATCTAATTCGGATGTTATCGTTGGTTCTTTTAAGTTAGCATCTATACTACCAGAATATGTTAAATATTCACCATCTGAAATTTCATCTGCATTAAATATAATTGTAGATTCAAATGAATTAACATCACCTTCTAAATTATATTCATCTGCTTCATTTAATTCAACTTCAATACTTAAAACATCACCATTAATTTGTTCAGTTTCATTTACAATTAATGTAGAATCGTATGAATCAAATGTAGCATCCAAATCAGTAATTTGTGATTCAACAACAACCCCCTCTAATGTTTCTGATTCTGCTATTGGTTTATTTATTTTATGTTTACTTCTTTCTAATATATGTGGAGCGATTAACAAACCAGTCGTTACAACTGCTCTTGCCGGTAACATTTCTCTAAGGTTAGTAAATAATGATTTATCGTAGAATTTAACTAAACGAATAAATTCATAGATATTTCGTTCACCTACTCTTTCAAAATAGTAATTTCTTAACGAATCTAATTGAGGATAATTTGTATATCCATATTCATACATTGGATCACCTAAGAAATCATCAAAACTTTGTCCACCTAATGATTTTGCAATATCTAAATCTAAATCTTTATTAGGAGAGAAAAACAAACCAACTCTATTAGAATCTGTTGCAGATGTTTCAAATGCTTTTTTAGTTGCTCTTTTGGTTGGTGATAAATTTGCTACTAATTCTTGTGATTCAAATCTTACTTTGTTTGTATAATATCTACTAGCACCACTATTTGGAATTGTTAATGATAATTCTCTTTCATATGTTTCATAATTAAATGGATATGTTGAATCAACTACAAATCCACTTGCACTTACTGAATTAATATATTCTATTGATGGTGCCACATTATTTATAGTTGTATTAACTGCTAAATTTTGTGGTCTTTCAAAATCTAATCTTAACAACAAATCAGTAGTAGATGCATACACATCATTACCATTTACCGCTTCTGGCATAATAACATGTGTATTAAACACACTTTCACTTAATGCAGTTTTCCAAACTCTAACTTCTTCAATATTACCAATAAAGTTAGTTATTTTAAAATTAGTTGCAGATTCCCAATTAGAACTTACAATTGTTCCTGTCCATTCTCCACTATGTATTATATCATCTTTATAGTTAGTTGCTGCATATAATTTAGCGGTATTAGAACCACTTTGTTCAAATAATACACTATGATAATTACCATCATAAAACGGATACGATGTTCCTACCGGAGTTCCATTGATTGTAAAAAATCCGTATTTATCTAATGTTGCAGTAGATGTATCTGCATTAATACCCAATCTAAATCCACTACCACTTACAAATGTATAGTTCTCAAAGTTTTCAGGCTTTAATCTTAATTCAATTGCCTGTGGTTTAGGTGTTCCTAATAATGGTATATCTAACGAAGCTGATACATTATCAAATACTAAATTATGTGTTAAACTATTATATACGAACTTAGGTACATCTTCAACCGTGTCTATGTTCGGCCCACCAAATTCCATAATAGATAAGTTAGATGCCGGAATACCATAACATGTCAATAATGCGGTAATACCTCTAACACTTCCTTTATGTTTTAATAAATAAGGTAAGTTATTTGCAATACGTCTCCAAATTTGTTTAGTAGCTTGTTCTGGTGTAATTCTTTCAGTATTTCCACCCAAATATTCTTCAAATGAACCACTTGAAAAATTACCACTATCGTTTAATCCAAATGTATAATCCCAAAGTTGTTTATTTGAATTTAAGTTTTTAGGATTCCATCCAAATGATTTTAAATAATCATATAAAAGGTCATCACTTATACCCGTTGATGCTGCTTCTGATATATTTTTTTGTTCCGTAATTCCTTTAATATATGCCCAAATAATATCAAAATAATTACCAATCATATCTAAAAATAATAAGAAATCTAAATTGTCACTATCTTCTACAATATGTAATGGTATGTTGTTTTTTAATAGATTGTTACTATTTTTATCATATGAATCTGCTAAATCGTAATAAGTTTCATATAAAGTTATAGAAGCCGTATTAGGAGTTGAAATATTACCTCTTTCATCAAATTGAGTTACAAACGATGATGTAAACACACTTTGTGTAAGATAGTTTTCAAATCCATCAAATCCTGTTATTAGATTAGATTTTTTAGTTTTTGTTGTATCTAAATCAATTTCCTTTGTTGCACTAGCGCTGAAGCTAGTTAATACATTTATTCTATTATCATAAAATTCAATTAATTCTTTTTTATATCTAAAGTTTGCTAATCTTTCAACTGCACTACTATACTTTACGAAATTAGAAAAATCAGAATAATCAATATTAACTCCTTTAATGTCAATAAAATTATCTGCTAAATATTTTTGAACTAATTGTTCTGATGTTGCTGATCCACTTAATATTAAATCATCATAACTCCCCATTCCAGTTGATTGCATCTTTACAAAATCAATATCTGCATTAAAATTAGGAGAACGAAGTGGAATACAAATATCAGTTGGAGTACCTGTTAAAATTACTGATTGTAAAATAGGTAATGCACTAATTTCTGAAACCCATAGGGTATCATTTTTATTTATATTTGCCGGTAAAGGTTCATATAACTTAATTACTACACTTTTATTAATCTCACCATCAGGTACTTGATTACCTAATTCATCGGTTTTAAACTTAGTAAATGTGGTATTATCAACATCCCAGTTAGATACTACAATTTGTTTATCATCTACATCAAAGGCCGCAATATGATTTAAATAAGTATTATTATTTAATTCAATTTTAAGTTGAGATGATATTGCCAATAATAACTCATCTTTTAAATTTTGAGTAGAAACATAGAAATTAGAATCATCAAATTTAATTGAAATTCTTTCCGGTTCTCCCTTTATTGTTTTGTTATATGGAATTAAAAGTAACTCAATTGAATCTCCTACTTTAAACTTTTTTACTGAATTATAGTTTATAGAAATAGAATCTTTTCCTTTTAATTTACCAAGTTGTGTATTATCATCCTCTTTTGAATGATATACCAATACGGATGTTGCAACTAATGATTCAAATGATATCGTAAAATTAACATCACCAAATGTATATGTTGGGATTAAAACATTAGTAGGATATTCAATTTTATCAATAATTGGAATATCCGTTAATTGAGAAATGTTTACCTGTATAGATTGTACTTGCCCATCACCAAAAAATTCACTATATGGAACTAAAACTACTTTAAATGAACCTACATTATTTTGAAAATCTTTTTTTAGGTCTAATACTATATCTTTACTAATTAATGTAGTTGCATTAATTGGTAAATTGAATGATGTATATGGTGTTATAACCTTTACAAAATCAGTATTTGCAATACCTGCAGGTATACTAATTGATTTGGTACTGGTTTTAGATGATAAAATGGTTTCTTCAACACCAACATTTATAGTTTTATTTGTTAGTGTTAATTTAGGATAATTTGTATCACTGGGTTCAACTTCTATTAATAATATAATATTATCATTAAATA